GTCCAGCCCGCTTATTATGATGCTATCAACATCAGCATTTCTATTTAAGCATCTTCCTCGAGATAGTCAACCTTAGACCATTCAAATCCACATTTCACGTCACAGAAACCGACGTTCTTTTCAGCATTGTGATACAATGGGGCCCAATAGGCCCACTGTTGGTTTCCGCCTTGGAATTGGTGCAGCATTGCTTCGGTTGGCTGGCCACAGTGGCTGCAGGGTTGCCCCTGTGTCCACTGCATGGTCTTGTTGGGATCTGCGTCTGGTGGATATCTCAAATCTTCAGACCGCTGGTACCACTGGATATGGCCAAGCCTGTGGTCTGGCTAAGGTAGCTTTTCTTCACTCCCTCTTCCGTGGGTGCTATGAACATCACGTTGTTCATGCCAACCTTGATCTTGGCATCAACATTGACCGTGAGCACAAATCCAGGCAACAGCTGCATGCCCATCCTTCCGCTCTGTGGATCCATGCCGATCTGCACGCTCAGAGGTTTGCTCATTGTTATGCTGTGATCGTCCGCTGCAGTTATCTTCGTTATAATCTCTTCGCCGCTAACCATCTTCACGGTGCAGACATCGTCAACCTTCCACGATTTCTCTAATAACATGTGCTGTGCTCCTGTTTTGTCATAGTGTACCAACAATAGATCAAAGTCACAAGATCAGCGGGTCTGTACTACGCCACCCGTGGTAAGCTTTCCAATAATGGGCTTATCAAACTCAGCAGGTATGTCCCATTGGCGGCCAACAAATCCAACATTACGCAAGCTGCCAGCCTGCCAATTGGCTTCGTTGACATTATGACCTTGATTACCGCCCGCCAATCTTACTCTTTCTGTACTAGGGTCAACACCTCTGATAAATGCCACATGATGCTGTATGCCAGTTGCAGTTGGTGTAAGCATCACTACCAAATCATTACGGCGCCATGTGGTTGGGTCTGTTAATGGTAGAGCTGTAGCACCGGTCTTTGCTATCCATTGAGTCCTGTATGAATCTGCTTGGAATGATACAAGGGCTTTGGCTCCTGCTCCTTGCAATGTGGTACCAGCAAACGCAGCGCACCAGGCGACTGAATCACCCGGGCCTAACCTTGCAGCAGCTGCAATACCTCCGGTGTGTGAAAAACAATTCATGATGTTTGGATTACCTGGTGCGCCGCCTTGTGCTTTCCAGGCTCCGCCTGCTGCTTCCTGTATGCATTGATTCAGCAGATTTTCCAATCTACCAAATACCGAATCGCCAGATGCCACTGGTACTCCACCTGCAACATCTGGATTGCCAGCAAGATCATTTGGATCGCTGGTTTTAGGACCAGCAGGTTCACCTTGTGCCTGGTTGATGGTGCTACCTGGAGTACCGCCTCCGCCTGCCCCTATTTCTATCTGTATAGGGGATGCTTCCGCCGCTGCAGTAGTGAGTTTATAGTATGCTATTTGTTCTGGATTAGGTGCATAGTTTGCTAATGGCGGAGGTACTGGTATGGCTAATTGCGAGAGCACGCTATTGCCCAACTGAGGAGCATTCCACAAAGCCACCTGTTGATAGTTGACAAACACAGTGGGACTGCTATATACGTCTACGACACCAGGATCTGTGAGATCCAATGCTTGTGGTACTAGAGCTGTGATGTAAGGCATGTACTAACTCAGATGCTTGACGAGATCGTCATGCCCGCCAATATACACCCCATCCAACCAAATCTGAGGCACAGTCTTGGCAGCTGGCGCTATTTCCAGCAATGCCTCTCTGGTGGTCCACTTTTGATTTTCTTTGAGGGTCCTACCATCCTTGCCATTGACTGCTATGATCTTCTCGTCATAGGTGATGCCCTTATTGTCAAACAGAGCTTTGGCGCGTGTGCAGTATGGGCAGTGATCTTTGGTGTAGATGATGGCATGCATGAACGTATCCTTTGAGATATTTATTGGTGTACAGCGTGGGTTAGTGTGCCATCTGCAGCACGATTTATCCACACAGAACCGGCAGGGATGGGCCAACCTGCATGCTGATAATGCCATGCCCATTTGGTCACATAAACCACTGTAGGTTCTTCGCTGCGCACTATAACCATACCAGAATCTAACACTGCCTTGGCAAAATACCTATCGCTCCACAGGCGCTGTCCTGGTTCAACTATCCAACCAGTCATGGCAGGCAAAGCCTTGCGCGTGAGAAACCAGCTGTTGGTATCAATCATGTTCTCGCCGTTGCTTTCAATGCGGTCCACATACATCTCACGATCGTCTTGGCTGTGTATGACCCTGGTGGCTATCACGCCGTCTGCCCCGCTTTGAGACAGCACGTCAACCATCATCTGCACATGATTAGGCTTCAGGTAGTTGTCGGCATCAATGAAACCAACAGCATCATAGCCCTGGCTGAAAGCACTTATTGCTGCCAATGCTCGCGGGGTAGCACCAGCATCTGCATGCGCCCTGGGCAGCTTGTAGTGATCCGCATCCAGCTTGTCTATCATGGGATGTGGATTGCCGTCGCTGACCATCATGTGGCGAGTGTTGGCAAAAGTCTGTGCCAACACGCTGTCATGGCAGCGGCGTAAAGTAGCAGTATCTTCGGCATGATAGGGCGTGATGATGGCAACTTGCATCAGAGGCTGAAGCCTCTGAAGCTATCTGTGCTTACGTCCTGTTTGGTACCACCGCTCACATACCCCGAGATTTCTGTTTCTTGAGGGGCTACTTGGACTTCTGCACCAGCTATCCACTTCTGCGTCCAAGGCAAGGGATTGGTACTGCCTCGATATTTGCTTGGCAGGCCCACGGCTGTCATTCTCTTGTGCGCAATCCATTCCACGTAATCGCTGAGCAGCTGATAGTTGAGGCCGATCATGCTGCCATCTTTGAACAGATATTCTGCCCAACGCTTTTCTTGATCCACTGCATCTTCAAACAGCTGGATGGCTTCTGCTTGGCATTCTACTTCTATCTGTGCATAGTCTGGATCATCTTTTGGCAGGATCTTGAGCAGCGTCTGCGTGCTGGCCAAGTGCAGGTTCTCGTCACGAGCGATGAACTTGATGATCTTGGCGTTGCCCTCCATCTTCTTGACTTCGGCAAAGGCCCAGCTGCATGCAAAGCTCACATAGAAGCGCACACCTTCCAGTATGTTCACGCTCATCAGGGCCAACCAAAGCAGCCTCTTGTGCCTGTATTGATCATAACCTGGACGTGGACCAGGTCCGTTCAATGCTAGGTCGTTGTTCATGGCAATCAGTTCATCGTAGTTCTTGCTGATGTCCCCAGCACAGTCCACGATCTCTTGGATGTCCATCATCTCGTCAAAGATCTTGCTGGGATTGGTGTAGACGTTGCGAATAATGTGGGTATAGCTGCGGCTGTGGATGGTCTCGCTAAACGTCCAGGTGGTGATCCAGTTTTCCAGCTCAGGTAAGCTGCAGATTGGTCCAAATGCTACGCTTGGTGCACGCCCCTGCACGCTGTCCAGCAGTATCTGCCGCTTGAGGTTGCTGGTGAATATGTGCTGTTCGTGCGCGGTGAGATCCTTGAAGTCCTTGGCATCTCTGAATATATCAACTTCTGTTGGTAACCAAAAAAAGGATAATTGTTTCTCCGTAAGCTTGTCTAGCGTCTTGTACTTCATTGTATCATAGCGCTGGATGCTCACACCCCCAAGTGGATCCAAGAAAGCCAGGCTCTTGGTGTGATCTGATCGGTTAGCGACGTCAAAAACGCTCATGATTGTTTCCTCATCTGTGTGTTTCTAGTATATAGCAGGCAGGCTTGGTTGCCAACCTGCTTAGATCGTGCAGCTCTCGCAGTTGGCATCGTCAACCGGCGGCAGCTCGGCCACATCCTCTGAGATCATCTTGGTCACATTAAGCTCGCCTTGACCATCGTAAGTCTGAAAATAATAAAGCTGCTTGCCACCGTATTTGTAAAACATCAACAAGTGGCCCAGCATCTCGCTTAGCGGTATCTTATCATCTTGATAGTGTTGAGGATTGTATGACGTATTGACCGATATGCCTTGGTCAATGTACTTCTGTAGCACTGCGCATATCTTGAGATAGCCTTCCGGACTCTTCTGATCCCAGAGCAGCTCGTACTTGTTCTTGAGCCTGCGGAACTCTGGTACCACCTGCTTGAGCACGCCATGCTTGCTCTGTTTCACGCTGATCAAACTGCGCGGTGGTTCGATGCCGTTGGTGGCATTGGCGATCTGCGCTGAAGTTTCCGCTGGCATCACTGCCATCAGCGTGCTGTTGCGTATGCCAACTACCTGCAGATCCTCGCGCAGTTCTGCCCAAGGCATGCGCTCAACATGCGGAACCAACTCGTCAATGTCACGCTTGCGAGTGTCAATTGGTACGATGCCATTGCCATACTTGGTTTCTTCGCTTTTGGCACATGCGCCCTTGGTGCGTGCTAGATCTACGCTGGCCTTGATCAAGTAGTAGCTCATGGCTTCCATGTATTCATCTACCAATGGCAATGCCGCTTGATCGCTGTAGCTCACACCGTTCTTGGCTAGCCAATAGGCAAAATTGATGATGCCCACTCCCAGAGGACGGCGGTTCATGGTGCTGCGATATGCAGCCTTCACTGGATAGCTCTGATAATCCAAGAGGTTGTCCAAAGCCATCACTGCTAGCTTGCAGGGCTTTTCAAAGTCTGCTGGGCTCTTGATGTTGCCCCAGTTGATGGCACTGAGCGTGCACAGACTGATCTCTCCGTCCTCGTCGTTGAGGTCATTCAATGGCTTGGTAGGCAAGTCAATCTCAGCGCAGAGATTGCTTTGCTTGATTGGTGCGATGCTTTCAATGAAAGCGCCATGCTGATTAGCATTGTCCACGTTCTGTAGATAGATTCGACCAGTGTCCTTGCGTTCTTGCATGAAGTTGCTGAATAGGTCAATGGCCTTGACTGTCTTCTTGCGTAGCTTCTTGTTCTTCTCGGCTGCTTCGTAAAGAGTGCGGAAACGATCCTGATCAGCGAAGAATGCGTCGTACAATCCGGGTACGTCGCTGGGTGAGAACAGAGTGATGTCTCCTCCCTGTATCAGCCTCTCATAGAACAGCTTGCTGAACTGCACACCATAATCCATGTGGCGCACGCGGTTGTCTTCCGTTCCGCGATTGTTCTTGAGCACCAGCATCTCTTCTGCTTCAAGATGCCAGATCGGATAGTAAAGGGTAGCTGCTCCATTGCGTACACCGCCCTGTGAGCAAGAACGAGTAGCTGCCTGGAACAGCTTGTAGAAGGGTACCACACCAGTGTGGCTGGCATCGCCGTTCCTGATAGGACTACCAATAGCACGGATAGATCCTGCACCTATGCCAATGCCAGCTTTCTGGCTAACGTATTTCACAACAGCACTGGCAGTGGCATTGATGCTGTCTAGGCTGTCACCTGTTTCAATCAGCACGCAACTGCTGAACTGGCGCTGCGGAGTGCGAACGCCTGCCATGATAGGCGTAGGCAAGCTGATGTCGTGCCTGCTGATGGCATCGTAATAGTCACGTATGACATTTAATCTGGTCAGCTTATCATGGCGAATGAACAGCGTGGCTGCGATCAGTGCATAGGCCATCTGCGGAGTTTCCTTGATCTCGCCAGTGACGCGATTCTGTACCAGATACTTGCCGCGCATCTGCTCCATGGCCACGTAGGTTAGGCTTGCATCCCGCTCGTGATCAATGAAGCGATTGATCTGATCCCAGTCGTTCTCAGTGTATTCTTCCAACAGCTGTGCATCATAGAAACCGTCAGCCACGTTCTTTTTCACGAGATCAAGGATATGCCAAGGTTTATATGCGTTGTAAACCTCCTTGCGCAGATGATAGTTGACCAAACGTCCGGCCACATACTGATAGTTTGGTGTTTCTTCGCTGATCAGATCAGCTGCTGCCTTGATCAGCGTTTCTTGTAGATCAGCGGTCTTGATGCCGTTGTAGAACTGTATCTGGCTGCGTATCTC